ACCCACCTTTTCTGCACTTCCAAATGTGCAATTTGCTTATCCTCCATCATAAGAGAATCTAAGAAAGCTTTTTGTAAATTATCTATGTCTGGTTTTGACTGATGGAATCTGCCATGATACAATTTTTTTTTCTTCTTAGACCAAGAGGGAGGTACCGGAATGACAAATGTAATTGATGATCCAACCGGAGGCATGATAAAAGATTTTCTTTTTGCCTCAGCTGAAAGTTCTAGTTTGTAGTTGTTATACCTCTCCAACCTAAGCAGTCTTTTTAGGCCGGCTGGTCGTAATTTATCTCTTGGTATTCTGAAAAATATGGAATCACCTTGAGTTGCTCTAACGTGAGTTTGAGGTGTGATGTTAAGAATTACCTTTTTTAACATTCTACTTCTGTTATTTTGTAATGTTTTTTTAGGTCTTTCTCTATTTGTTTTTGCAAGACAATTGAAATATATCCCTTTGTAGTTTGTCCAGTTTTTGCTGTAATTAATTTAATACAATTTAAAATCTCTTTTTCTACTCTAAATGACTCTGTGGTATTTTGTTTCATATTGTGGTATTTATTACACAAGATACAAAACATGTTTTAATTAAACAAAAAAAACCTCCTTTTTTAAGGGAGGCTCAAAGTAATAACAAACCAACTAACCGAGTTTAATACTTTTAATATTTTGCTTTTAACTTATACATTGATTTCAAAGGCTTCTTTGATGGCACTGCACTTTTAATATATTTTTGAATATCTTCCTTATACATATCAGGTACCATATCTTCTTTTGCTTTAATAAAACCAGATCTTATATCACGACTTTGGCTAGATCTAATAGCTTCTTTCTTGTACCAATCTGGATCTTTATCTCTTTCCTTAGCCCTATTTAGTACGGTATTTCTTTCCTTTTGCATAGCAGCCTCAAAACCAGCCTTAAAATCAGGCTTACCCATTTCCCCTACTCCTACTTTTTTCTTTGAGCTAGATTGTGCAAGCTTTTGTTTTACACTAGGCTTTTCGTAATCTTTCGCTCCTTTCTTTGGATCTTGTTGCATCATGATTGATATAATTATTTGTTACCGCCTGCTTTAGATTTAGCAGCTTCAATTTCTGCTTTTATCTTATCTATTTGTGGTTGAGCTTTTTCCATAATTGACTTAGCTTTTGCTTGTTTTCTAGCCTTTATTTTCTCTGCTCTATCTTTAATTGTTTCTTCGTAAACAGTTGCAGGCTGTCCTAACGGGGTTCTATTATAATCTCTTTTGCGATTTTCTCCATAACCTAATTCAATATCTTTCATTCTCCCTGTTCTATAGACTCTTAATATTTGCTTATCTGGATCTGCTACTTCAAATTCTTCCTGATAAGAAGATTCAGGATCATCATCAGATTCATTTCTATATCTACTCTCTACTCCTTTACTTGTTTTGTAAGTGGATCTTTTTAATCCAAGATTTTTATATTCAGGTCCAAATACCTCTTCACCTTTTTTATTTTCAATTCTATCTGTAAGAGCTTGGGATCTAGCATCCATATCCATGTCACTTATATACTTTCTTTCAGCAGCCTTACCCTTCATTGCCTTAGAAGCTTCTTGACTTTTACTAAGCAATTCAGCCGTAAATTTCTTACCTTCTGGAGAATTACGTTGATTAGATTGAATATCTTTAAGCCTCTTTGCCATTTTAAGCTGTTCCGGAGTAGGTTTAGGATCCGGCTTCTTCATTGATTTTAACATAGCTATGTTTTTATACCCAAATATACCATATTTTCACCATTTCCACCATTCTAATACAAAAAAAATTTTAAAAACCCTCTGCATAAACATATCTCTAAGGTACCGCTATAAAAAAATTTTGATTTTTATTTATTGGGTTTTTGATTTTCTAGCACCGAGTACCCTCGTTTTTCGGTTTGATCTAGCACTCCTTTACTATTGTGTAGGGTTGTGGGTTTTGTGGGGCGTGGGGCAATGGTTAAAGGCTTTTGCGTGGTCTTGCTATTGGTTGCGGTATGGTTGCGCCGCTTTGCTTTTACTTGTATTGTGGTGGTCGGGCAATTGGTAGCGCTTTGCGTTGGTATGTGTATTATAGGGAGGGATCTAGGGGGAATTTTGTAGCTACATTTGTCAATAATTAAGTTAATTTTTGTAGCTACATTCGGTTTTTTTACTTAAATTTGTAGCTACAATTTTTTATATGGCAAAAAGTAAACCAATTGGAGTCAGATTTGACTTATATAAGTTAGAAATGATTCAAAAAGAGCAAAATTTGACATCTGTTCAGCAAGTAGTTAATTATTTGATGGATAATTACGGCAAAAGCGCCTCAAATTCGGAAGATGTACGCAAATCGGTACAAATACCTGTACAAAGTGAAAAAAAGCCTAATTTGGAGCCTCCCAATCACTTAACTGGCATAGATTTAGTAATATGGAAAGCTGAGAATGGAAAATAATTCGTAAATTAGCATAAAATTTATAACATGTCTAGTGAAAAGTTCTCCTATTTTGTATCTTATTTAAAAGATTCTTTTGATCAATCTGTTGTTTGGCATCATCAAACCGACTCTTATGCAGTTCATAAAGCTTTGGGTAAATTTTACGATCAAATAGTAGGATTAACTGATGGATTAGTAGAAAGCGTTAGTGGAATTTATGAAAGACCTACTAAATATCAAATTGATAGTCCGATGGATTACAAAAGTCCTGAACAAGTAGTTAGATATTTTAAATCTTGCTATGAAATGATCCAAAAAGAAAGAGAAAACATCTATCAAGAAAGTTGGGTTCAGAATCAAGTAGACGAAATAGCACAATTATTTGCTGAAACATTATACTTATTAAGTTTAAAATAATGAAAAATAAACTACAAATGATGAAACGCGCGGATGGATCATATTCTCGTAGAGGATTATGGGATAATATTCGCGCCAACAAAGGAAGTGGAAAGAAACCAACTTCGGAAATGTTGAAACAAGAGAAAAAAATTAAAGCAGAAGAAAAAAAATAATTATGTCAGGAGCTTGGCAAAGAAAAGAAGGTAAAAATCCAGAAGGCGGATTAAATGCAAAAGGTCGTGCATCTTACAATTCTGAAACTGGTGGTAATTTAAAAGCCCCAGTTAAATCTGGCGTTAATCCTAGAAGGGTTTCTTTTGCTGCTAGATTTAGTGGCATGTTAGGTGCTATGAAAAAGCCTAATGGTGAACCAACTCGTAAAGCATTAGCATTAAAAGCTTGGGGATTTGGTAGCGTTGAAGCTGCTCGTAAATTTGCAAATGCACATAAGAAATCATAATGAGCAAGTTAAAATCAATGCAGCAAAATCCTCCTATAGTTACTAAAAATAGGAAAGAAATAGTTAGAAGCATAAGACCGTTTGCTCGTCAAAATGAAGATGGAACTGTTTCTACTCATAAAATGGAATTTGGGGAAGGTTCTGGTAAATATAAATATCAAGTAAATCCTACAATATTCCCAAATAAAGATAGTAGCTGGACCGATTTAGGAGGAAAAGGAATGGCTGCTTATAATGAAGCTAAAAAAAGAGGCGAAGTTTTTGGTTTTAAAAGTAAAAAAAGAGCTGAAAAATTTGCTCATGGTTCTTGGAAACAAGGTCAAGATAGAAAAGAAGCTATGAAAGCTTATAGAAATAGAAATAAAGAATAAATAAGGCGGTTTTTAGGCCGCCTTTGTTATTTACTTCAACTCTATCTTATTTAACTCAAAATTTTCTTCGTTTCTGTAAGTTATAATGATGCTATTGTATCTAAAAATTTCTACTGAATAATTTATTCCATCTCTAGTCCATTCTGAAATAAAATTTGATTTATCATTTTTTACTGCTTCCATTTCATTCCCTTTATAATTTTTATCATAAGGTGCCTTAAATGATGCAAAATACATATCTGGATTACCATATTTGTCTGAAAATACTTTTACATATTTCTTGTACTCATTCAATAGTTCAGACCAAGTTTTAGAATCTCCAACATACGCGCTAAGAACTACTGGTTTGTTAGATTTATTCGTATTTACTATGTACACACTAGTTTCTTTATTGTCGTATTGTCCAAATAATCTTATTGTATTACCCATGCCATAGTCAAGATTAAAACCCTTCTTTTCTAATTTTTCTATTAAATCTTCTGTATTTTCCTTTAAATTAATGCCATCAAATATTTGTGACATTGCGGTATTTACTAAAAAAATAATGATTAATGTGGTAGTTATTAGCTTTTTCATGTTTGTTATTTTTATGGTTATTGGGTTGGTTGTTCTTGCATTTCTAATATTTGTTTTCCTTTATCTGATAATGGTCTTGCAAATAATCTTAGTTTCTTTCCAGTGGTTGGGCATAAAAATGTTATACCAACATCCATGTAAGACTTTAATACAATTTCCATTACTCCGTCTGAGTTTTCACTAGCGCCAATTACATGTGGTTCATCGTAATCAAATTGCATACAAAAATCACATCCATCTAATACTTCTGCATTAGTGGGTAAATTCAATTCTTTTTCTTTTTTCTTAGCCATTTTTATTTATTTAATTCGTTAATGTCAACAATTTTTACTTCTTCTCCGTTTATCATTGCGTCTATGGTTGATTCTATTATTTCTCTTTGTTCTGGATTTAATAGAGCAACCTTTTCAATTATAGCCGGTACTGCAAAAACATCACTTTGTATTTCGTTTTTAATACCAGTTCTAACTTCAGTTGTAAGAAACGGGTGGGTTATAATATCATTAAAAATCCAATCTATTTTTTTACTATAATTCTTAAATATCCTTTCTCCCTGTGAGTTGGGGAACTGCCTGCAAAAATCTTCTAATTGCTCTTGAGCCATTTTTAAATTTTGGATTGCACTTATGATATTAGCTCCGGTCATTTATTGAAATTTAGATGTTTATTTTCAAGTTCAAATAAAAATTCTCTTGCTTTTTCTACTTTGTGCTGAATCTTTAAAATATCATCTTCATTCCTTTCCACATTGAATATTAATATTCTTTCTGGAATAGCAATATCATCAAATGTCATATTAAACTCAAGCTTCATTGATTCTTTTACATATTCTGGGCTTTCTTCTGAAACAACATTCATCTTATTAAGTAAGTATCTTTTCTCTTGCTCAACAATATTGAATGGTGTATTTACAAGACAGTATGCAATATGTCCACTAGTAGCACCTGTAAGCCACATGTAAGATTGAAGCTGCCAGTAATACAAGTTATCAAGTTTATCTGGTATATTTCCTAAGAATGTCCAAAGATCATAGCTTGATTTAATATCAATAACCTTATTCGGATTAACAGTTATTATATCTGGATGCCCTGATATGTAATCATTAGTAAATCTATGTTCATTTTTACTATAATCCACTCCCCAAAAACTATTTAAAAGCTCAATTGAATCATCTTCAACTTCAACGCCTTTCTTCATTTGCTTTGTTTGTATATCGCGCTTTCTGCCGTATTTTTCAGCGATATAAACTTCAATTAAATGTTTTTGTGCAGTTTTGGAGAGAAGCCCAGCTTCTTTGTCAGCTTTAGTTACCGGCTCAGTCATTAAATAACCAACAGAGCTTGATCTAATAAGTGTTTCATTCCATTTCATAATTAAAGGTTGTTTAGTTTGTTATTATAATATTCCAGCAATTCAGGATTGTTTTTACACATTAGTTCCCAAGCTTTTAATTCCTGTTTTGTTTTGCAAGAATCAATAAACTCTTTTGTTCTTTCTGTTAATGTCTTTTTTGACTGTGTTGGTGTTACTTTTTCAGTAATTGGTTCATCTTGTTCACAATAAAGTC